AGATATTGCAACTAGAAAACAACCTGGAAAATCTTTAAAAGACAAAATTGTTGAACTAGCTGTTAGTATCTATGAAGCTGAATCTAAAAAACCAGGAGGTGGAACTGTAACACTTGAAGATGCAATGAAAACAGCTACTGAAATATACACTGGTGAAAAAAAAGCAAAAGGAGGTAGAGTAGGTTACAACATGGGAACAGGTATGGATGGTGCACAACCTATGCAAGCTAGTATGAATATGGCAGAAACTATTTCTACACCTAATGAAACTATCACAGAAGATATGTCTATGACAGATACTGTAGAAAAAGTTCCTACAATTAATATGCCTTATGAAGAGTTTAGAGAAAAATTACCTGCAGAAATAAGTGATGATATTGCAGAATTAATTTATTACAATCAAGATGCGTTTAATGATTTTTCAGAAATAAATGATCAAAGTCAAGTTTATGAATTTAATAATAAGTACCAGGTTAATCTTGTGTTACCAATGAACACAGAGATGGTGTAGTATGCATGGCAGATATTTTAAAAGGTATAGATCTTTCGGTATTAGAAGATAATAATGCTCTTAATGAAGGTCAGGCTGTCGACAATATTTTAAAAACTTTAGATTTTGATATTGTTGAAGCTAATAAAAATCTTGAAAAAAAAGACAAAGAAGAAACATCAGTTTTAGAGAACGCAAAAGATGCTAAAAAAGAATTAGAAGAAGATAGACAAGTTCTTACTGAAGACGAAAAAAAATATATATCTACTATTAATGATGATGAGCAATACAGTAAGGCATTAAGATATTTAGATATATTTAAAGAAAACCCACAATTAGTTACAGCTTACAATGAAGCTATAAAAGAACACGGTAGCGAAGAAGCAGCTAGAGACGCTGGTAATACAGCATTACTTTTATACCCCAACAAAGTTCTTGCAGAATATAAAACTAATGAAAAATTAAAAAATGATGGTGCAAGATTTCTTACATATTATATGCAAGGCGGGGATTCATATGATGTAACTATTAGATCAGATAAATACGGTGATCTTGCTAAAAAAGAATATCTAAGTAAGACAAGTACTAAAATTATGCAAGGAACAGCACTTGCTATGGAAAGCAGTGCAAGAGGTGCTGCATTGACTTTAGCAAGTATTGTAGACATGGTTCCTGGTTTTGATACTAACATGTTGTCTTTTATAGAAGAACGATGGCCAGAAGCACAAGCATCTCGAGATGGTATTGAAAGACTAGCTGAAGACTTAACTCAATTTGGTATATCATTAGCAAGTGGAAAAACTTTATTAAAACTGGGAGGAAAAATTTTTGGTAAAGTTGCTCCTGGTACTACTAAAAAAATATTAGCTAAAGTTAAAAAGAAAAAACCTGTTATTAAAAAAGGAAACCCTGTCATAGTTGATGGACTTAAACAGTATTCTTCTATTGCACAAAAACTAGGTTACTGGGGAGTTGCAGGTGCTGTTGGATATGGTGTTGGTGAATTTGTAACAAGAGATCCTAATAGAAATACTACAATTACTAACTCAAAGTTTTTAAATACAGCTATGGAAGAAACAAAAGAACTAACGGGTTCTGCAAAAGCAGCTGCTACTCTTAGAAATAAATTAAGATTTGGTGCAGAAGGTACGGCATTAATTGGTGGATTAACTGTAGCAGGAAGAAAACTTGTTTTACCAGTAGGTAAAAAAATACTTCAAAGTTCTAAAATTATTTTAAATCCTGTAGGTGACGTTATTCAAAAAGTTGTAGCACCTTTAGTAGCATACGAAACTAAACGGGGAATTGGACTTCCAATGATACCAAGAGGTATTAAGTATGGATGGAATGCTGTGAGAAGTAAATCAGGTATACCACCAATGGAACAATGGCAAATGTTGGAAAAAGGTTTTACAGGTCTAAAAGGATTTAGAAACAATGCCTTAAGAGCTATCGATAGAAAATTTTTAGCCCCTATGAGAGCTCGAAGATATTTACCAAAAGAATTAGCTAGAATTAAAAAACAAGCAGAAGACTTAGTTAGATCTGAACAAAAGAAAGTTGATTTAGATATGAGAATGTTAGAAAAAAACATATATCGATTAGCTGAAATAGGAATGGGTAGTAGAATTATTGGTCGAACAGGAACCGTTGGTGCACAACAGTACTGGCAACAAGTTATTAATTTTATGAAAGGTGGAAGTATTGATGCAGTAGATTCTTCTTTAAGAACTTATGCTAAAAATATTAGAAAACAAATAGATCAACTATCTATGAAACTTCATCCTTACATAGAAGATCAAAGAGTTGCTGATCAATTAATTAAAGGATTAGAAAAATATTTAAATACTTCTTATAAAATTTTTCAAGGAAGTTTTACTCCAGACAAGGCAGTTAAAAAACAAGCTGTAGAATGGTTTAAAAAAGAAATTAAAAGAACAGATGAAAGATTTAAAAATGCTAAAATGACTAGTACAACTTTAACAAAAGAAGCTATTAGAAGAGTAGAAGACATCGTTACTAGAGGAGGACAAAATTTTGAAGGAACCACAGCACAAGAAAGAATTAGTGCTATTGTTAAAGATGTTATTGCACCCACAGGGATATTAAAATCTAAACAAAAAATTCCAGAAGTTATTCAAAAACTATTGGGTAAGGTGGAAGACCCACGATCTATAATTTTAAACACAGTCACTAATCAAGCAACTTTATTAGGACACATTCAATCAAATAAAAAAATAGTAGAACAAGGATTAAAGTATGGTTACATTTTTAAAGATCCTGCGGACAGAACCTTAAAAGAAATTGCAAGAATGACAGGTGCTCAATTAGTAAAAATACAACCAAAACAAAGTGCTTCCTATCTTAATATGGATGACATTTACACTTACACTACAAAAACAATTAAAACAAATAAAGCAGGCAAAAAAGTAACTACTACAGATAAAAAATCGTATTACACGTTGCCAGAAATTGCTGAAGGAATTACCTCAGATGCTTTAATTACAGATGGTCTTTTAAAAAGTCCTATCTACAAAGCATTCTTAGCGGCTAAAATTACATCTCAATTAAGTAAAACAGTTTTATCAATGATGACACAAGCTCGTAACTTTGAAACTGCTTCTTTCTTTGCACTATTGCAAGGACACATTGGTAGACAAGCAAGTGTTTTAGACGCAATGAAATTAACATTTGGAGAAATACTAGGGACTAGTGGAAGAGTTAATCAAGAAGTAATGAAGAAAAAATTATCAGAATATTTAAAATACGGAGTAACTGATAGTTCAGCAGTAGCCGGGGAATTAGAAATGGTTATGAAAGATTTAGCTTCAGCTCCAGGGAAAAGATTTCAAAGCACAGATCAGTTGTTTGAATATTTAATGAGAAACCCAATATTTAGAAAAGCCACAGAATTTTATCAAGGATCGGATAACGTATGGAAAGCGTATGGTTATGAGTTTACAAAATCACAATTGTTAGCGGCTATCCCTAGAAATCTTTTAAACACCGTTAGAGGTGGTAATTTTGGCACAATAAAAGGTCAAATAGTAGACTTACCTAAATATGGTATTAGTGTCAAAGACGCTGTTAAACAAGGGTTTAGAGTAGAACCAGGTAGAACAACACCTTTTACTTGGCAAGAGTTAGTAGCAAAACAATTTGATGAAGTGTTTAAAACTAAATGGGATCCTAAAAATTTTGATGGTTCTTTAAAAACCTACAGTGAATCTTTAAAAGAAATTGCTGGAGCATATATTAGGAATGTGTATCCTAACTATGGAATGGTTCCTGCTATTGTAAGAAACTGGAGAAGATTACCTGCTGGAAACTTTGTTGCTTTTAACTCAGAAGTTATCAGAAATATATTTAATACTACAATGTATACAACTAGAGAATTAGCTTCTATGAATCCATACATTAGACAGATGGGAGCAAGAAGATTGGTTGGAATGAGTGGTGTATTATATGGTTCTAATAAAATTTTAGATACAGTAACTTCACAATTAACTGACTTAGATAATTCTTTTATAACTTCTTATCAAAGATTCTATGCACCGTGGTTTCAAAAAGACCATACACTTTACCCTTTGAGTAAATTAAATGAAGACAAAACTTTTACAATGGGGGACTGGACTGTAGAACAACCCTATGAAGCAGTCACTGGAGCAGTTGAAACTATGTATGATGGATTGTTTAGTCCATTAAATTCTGATGAAGAATATGGTAAAAGATTTTTTAAAGCTTTCTTCCATGATTTTCAAGAAAACAAAAAAGGTGGTCTTGAAATTTTACTTGGATCTTTTTTACCAGAACCTATATTTTTTGAAAAATTATTAGACATCTGGCCAAAAGAATGGGGAGTTCCAGGAGCAAGAGGAGGAGTTACTCAATCAGGTAAAAAAATATACAATGCTCGTTATGACAATATGGGCATGGTTTTAGCTAAAAGTTTTGCTCATATAATAGATGCCGTTACCCCTGCTACATTTAACAATGTTGGTAAAGTTATGGCAGGAATAGATGGTAAATTAGATAGAGCTTATTCTAAGGTAGATACTAAATTTGAAACAATGAAATTACTTTTAGGTATAGGTCCTACAAAAGAAAACCCAGAAATGAAATTTCCATTAGTTGCTAAAGATTTAGCTAGAAAAGTAACTGATGCTAGAAGTAATTTTTATTCACAAGTTGGAGACCCAAATGAAATTTTATTAAATCCTAATAACTTAATAGCTGCTTTTGACGAATTACAAAAAAATAGATATATGGAAATGTCAAAGATAGCTGATTTTATAAAATTTAATAAAGAAGGTTTAAAATTTGAAGATAGTGATCAAGCGAAAAAATTATTTAACGCCAATAAATCTGTTTACAGTAATAAAGCATTAAGATATTTATTTGCAAATTTATTTCCTCCTGCAAATTTACCAGATTATAAACAAGACTCATCTCTTTTTCCTGCGGCATTTGAAAAATTAAAAAAATCAAACCCTAATTTAAAGTTTAACGACATATATCAACCCCAAGAATTAGTTAGAATTTTAAATAAATGGGACGCAGTTCCTTTAGGAATGAGTGATCCAGAATTAGAAATATGGTTTAAAACAGGTAAAGATCCTAGAATAAATGAAGTAGAAATTGATGTTAGTATAGAAGATAAAACTGAAGAAGTTATAGAAGAACCAGTTAAAATAGAAACACCTAAAATTTTAGAAGGCATAGATCTATCCTCAATAGTCAAGCCTAACGTACCAAGCGACACGGCTCCAGTGTCTGCGGAAACAATTAAAACAGCGTCCGTTAACAATAATGTTAACCCACAAACTAACTTGACACGAATAGAGGATGCATTATTATCTGACACTGAAAAAGCTATTAAGGTAGGACAAAGGAATAGGACGGTATAATGGCAAAAAAAGATGACGCATTGCAGAGAATAGAATCTCATGAAAAGTTATGTCGTATTATGCAGAAACAAACACACGATAAAATACATTCTATTGAAGCACAAATACAAAGAATAGAAAGTATATTACTAATTACTTCTGGTGCATTGATCAGCGGTTTGATCTATGTTATATTTCAACTAATCACAAAATAAAAAATCATGCAATTATCGAAACATTTTACTCTTGAAGAGATGACACGCAGCATGGTGGCTGCTCGTAGAGGAATTGACAATACTCCAGGGTCTGGAGAGATCAAAAATCTAGGAAACCTCTGTTATGAGGTCTTAGAGCCTATTAGAGCGCACTTCGACAAACCTATAACAATTACCTCGGGATACCGCTCAGAAGCGCTGTGTGAGGCTATAGGGTCTAAAAAAACCTCGCAACATGCGCTGGGCTGTGCCGCAGACTTCGAAATAAATAATGTGCCTAATATTAAGGTAGCTTACTGGCTGATCAACAACGTTGACTTTGATCAATGCATTCTCGAGTACTACAAACCCGATGATGGAGCAGCCGGATGGATACACGTAAGTTATGATGAGCAAGGGTCAAACAGAAAACAGATTTTGACTTTTGATGGGAAGAAATATTCTGAAGGATTACCAGATATGAAGTGGTCAGGTGGCAAAGTCGTAGAATAAAAATTACAGCGCCTCCAAATGTATATCCTATAAATTCTTATAACCAATCTTTAAGTTCTTCACCCATTACTTCAGACGCTATGTTTATTTTCTTAACTAAAGCTTTAACAATTCTTTCATCAACAGTATCTTCAGCAATCAAATCAATATATGTCATAGGTTTAGTCTGGCCAATACGATCTATTCTAGCTTCTGATTGTGTTCTTTTCTCAAGATCATAACCATTAGAATAATAAACCATAGTACTAGCTGCAGTTAAAGTAATACCATAACCTCCTGTTTGTGGTGTACCAACTAAGAATCTAACGTCACTTTCATTGTCTTGAAATTTAGCAATGTTATCCTGTCTTTCTTCGTTAGGAGTCTTACCATAGTAAGTTACAACAGAGTTATCCCCATATTGTTTTTTAATATGTTTTACGATTGTTTCTATGTCGTACTGATAATGTGCCCATATTACAACTTTACCGTGCACTTCTTGTAACACTTCTAAAAGTTCTGACAGTCTGTTATTTTTTATCTCCTGGACCGAGCCATCGTCAGCTTTAAAGTGGCCACAAGTTATTTGATGTAGTCTCATTAACTGAGTCAAGGCACTGGCAGTTGTGATCATCTTACCATTCATTAAAGCTAATGCCATTTTCTTCATTTGTTGATAGACTTTATCTTGTTCTGGAGTCAGTGTAATAATACGTTTCATAAATGTTTTTTTAGGTAGATCTAAACAATCATCTTTTAATACACGATATGAAAAGTTTTTTAATTTTTCGGACAGCTCACCAAGGTTTTTGTAACCTACTACTATTTCTACAGATCTTCCGTTAAAATGTGCTTTACGCATTACAGCATACCTGGTCCTGAAGGTATAATAAGAAGAGTGATCTAATAAAAATTCATCTAAAAATTCACATTGTTTATACAAATCTAATGGTGATTTAGTAACTGGAGAACCAGTTAAGATACGTCTGTACTTAGCGTATTTACCAATACCTACTATATTTTTTGTACGTTTAGCACTAGGGTTTTTGATAGTCGTAGACTCATCAATAGCCATATAAGTATTGTGGCAATTTAAAAACTTAGCAGCAAAGTCCATACCTTTTTTAGTAGAGAATGCTTCTACATTCATACATAATATATGTAAGTCTTCACCAGGTTCAAACAGAGTATCTAATAATTTTTGTTGTTTTTGATTAATAGTTGCCTGCCATAAAACTGATTTGTGATCTATGTGATCTGGTAAGTGTGTAGGAATTTCTTGTGAGTACCAGTTTTTGTATACACCTTTAGGAGCAATAATAAGAGCTCCATTAATTTTACCTTTGTCATAAAGCATAGCAATATTATCTATTGCAACTTTTGTTTTACCAGTTCCCATTTCCATAAAGTATGCAAATACTTTTTTATTCCACGATTTTTCCAATGCAGTTAATTGGTGTGCATAGGGTTTTGTTTTAAATTTATAGTCCATAATTAATTCTTCTTTCTGGTTGACAACATATTAAAAATAAACTAGAAAGTCAAGCATGAAAGAAAATAACCAAGAACCTATAGTTTATGTATTACAAGAAGTACCAGGAACCCGAGCAGGGCGTCCTAAATTTAACATAATTGGTGCTCAGAAATATGGTAAATTAAAAGTTCTATTAAGAGAAGATAGTCAGGTTGTTATGAGTCCTGGTCCTATTAAATTTAAACTTGAAAGATTGTTAAAAGATTTTAATGATAATGATTATTTATTATTGTCAGGAGATCCACAAATAATTTTTATGGTGGGAGCTATTATTGCAAAAGTAAATAATGGAAAAGCTAAAAGTTTAAAATGGGATAGACAAGAACAAATGTATTATCCTCTTGATTTTAATCTCTACGAGAAAGGAGAAATAGATGAGTAATGAAGACCTAACACAACAGTTTGAGGCAGATTCCCCTCAACAAGTAAACGAAATAGATAATGTAAATAGTTTATCTACTTATGTTATCCAGTTGCAATCTTTAGAAGACGAAGTAAAAATTATGGAAGAGAATCTAAAGAGAAAAAAAGAAGCAGCTGATAAAATATCTGAGGAAGTAATTCCAGAGATAATGGAACAGATGAAATTAAAAACTCTTAAACTTCAAGATGGTTCAGCCATAGAAGTAAAAGAGATTTATGGCGCAAGTATACCTGTAGCAAACAGAGAAGGCGCCTACAAATGGCTTCGAGATAATGACCTGGGTGATCTTATTAAGAATGAGATTACTGTTTCCTTTGGTCGTGGCGAAGATAACAAGGCTAACGATTATGCTAGCCTTGCTGAGAAGAACGGTTATCAACCTTCACAAAAAATGAAAGTTGAACCTATGACTCTCAAAGCACTGTACAGAGAGCGAGTGGAGAGCAATCAAGACTTGCCTTCTGAACATTTTAACCTGTTTAAGGGAAACAAAACAAAAATAACAAGGAACAAATAACATGACACAAGAAACAAGCGACTTAACAGTCAAAAAAGAAGGTGCAATAGCGACTCTAGATTTTGAAGCAGACTCTGGAAGGGGTCTAGAAAATATAGAGAAAGACGACTTAGCTTTACCGTTTCTAAAACTGCTGCAAAGTGGTTCTTATGAAACTAAAAAGAAACATGCAAAATATGTTGAAGGTGCAGAAGCTGGGATGTTTTATAATACAGTTACTAAGAAACTGTATAGTGGAGAGAAAGGTATTCATGTAATACCTTGTTTCTACAAGATGACATATCCAGAATGGGCACCCTTTGATAAGAGCGAAGGTAGACCAATACATCCTGATAGAGGTCCTGAGGTTATGGCTCAGACAACTAAACAAGGTACAAAAGATGTGCTAGCAAATGGTAATGAAATTATCAAAACTGCAAATCATTTTGTTATTATTCTTGGAGACAAACCAGAGAAGGCATTGATGCCTTTGAAAACTACTCAGTTAAAAACTAGTAGAGGTTGGAATTCATTAATGGATAATGAAGCAATTGTATCTAAAACAACAGGTAAGTCTATACCAGCTCCAGCGTTTTCTAGAGTTTATCAAATTAGATCTGTCGAGAACCAAGGTAATTTTACTTGGCACGGAATGACGGTCTCTTTAGTTAAACCAGTCGACAATGCAGAAATCTATAGCATGGCTAAAGAATTCAATACTGCTTTACATAAAAGTAATGTAGCTGCAACTTCTGTTGAAACTAACAAAGAAGAATCTAATTACTAGATTCCTCTAACGAGGATAGGGGCAGAAAAGCGAGAGTGGATCTGCCCCGCCCGGGATCATTATGGTTGACGAATTTATAAAGCTGTTTACTGGTTATAGAGGAGACTTTGGCATTGCTGATATGTCTAGGACTTCTGTTGATGCAGATAAAAACAAAATAAAACCAAATTATGAATGGGCTGGTAGACCCTTATCTATCAACGATTACAAAGATCATCTACAAGGAAAAATATCTATAGGTGTACAACCCTGTACACTAAATAAAACTGCACAGTTTGGTTGTATAGATATTGACCCGCCAGATTATGGTCAGTTTAAAATTGAAAAATACTTATCACTATTTCAACAATACAAATTACCACTTATTCCAATACTATCTAAGAGTGGAGGATTACATTGTTATATTTTTTTAAAAGAACCTATCAAAGCTATTGATTTAATAGATGGATTAAAAGCGTTTCTGCTACCACTAGGTTTGAAACCTACCACAGAAATTTTTCCTAAACAGAAAGAATTAAAGGAAGACGAAAAAGGAGACACAAAACCAGGAAACTTTATTAACTTACCTTACTACAACAATGGTCAATCAGTTAGATACGCATTAGATAAAAACAATTCTAAACTAGACCTAGCTTCTTTTATAAAAGTAGCAGAGGCATCTAGAATTAGTAAACAAGATTTAGAAAAATTAGTAGAAGAAACACATGCAAATATTTTAAAAGGTGCTGATCCAGAATTTGATGATGGTCCACCTTGTTTAGCTTTGTGTTCTAAAACAAAACTAGATGATGGTAGAGACAGATTTATGTATAACTACATGGTCTTTGCTAAAAAGAAATACAAAGACAAATGGCCAGATCAAGTATCTAAAGCAAACTATAATTATTTAGAAGATCCTTGGGACAAAACAAAATTAGATTCTAAGATAGCTGCATGGAGAAAAGATACAGCGGGACATACTTGTTATGAAGAACCTATTAAAGATAAATGTATGCGTGGTGTATGTTACTCTAGACCATTTGGTGTTTCATCAGATGGTATCTCAGTCTTTCCAGACATAACAGATTTTCAAATAATAAAATATGTAGAACCAGAATATAGATTCCAGGTAGTTATGCCTAGTGATGACAAGGTAGAAGTTATTGTAGCTAATACAAAATTAATGACAACACAGAAAGAAGTTTTAAATTTAATCTGGGAACAGACAGGAGTTTACTTTGAACCATTAAAACCAAAAGACTATAGAGCAAAATTAAACGAATGGAGAAATGGTTGTGAAACTATTTACCCACCAAAAGGTACACAGATTGCAGACAGATTACATGATGAGCTCTATCAGTATTGTATCAATGGTCCACAAGCTAAACAAAGAGGACAAATAAAAAATGGTGCGTGTTATACTAATGACGGAAATCATTACTTTAAATTTACATCTTTCATCCAGCATCTAGGTAGTGGTTGGAAAATTCCAGAAGAAAGAATTGCAAGACAACTAGAAAAAGATTGTAAGGTAGAATTTAATCATTCATTAAATGTAGATGGTAAAACAATAAAAGTCTGTCGACTTCCACAACTTCACATGGATCAGATATAATATCAACCAGTGGAGAGAAAAGAGAGTAATTATTAATGGCACAGTATAAAGTTATTGGTCCTCCAGGCACTGGGAAAACTAGAAAACTATTAAGTACAGTACAAAAATATATAGACCAAGGTATGTCTTTAAAAAATATAGGTTACTTTGCTTTTACTAGAAAAGCAGCTAATGAAGCTAGAGATAGGTTCTTAGCAGACAATGTTGGACTAAGCAAAAAAGACTTACCATATTTTCAAACGCTTCACTCGTGTGCATTTAAACAATTAGGTTTAAAAGAAGAAAATGTAATGCAAGAAGAACACTATAAAAAAATAGGTGAGACTTGTGGTATTCAAATTACATATGCAAAACATGAAACCAATCAATGGAATGGAATATTTTCTTCTGACAGTGAATACTTAGGTTTAATTAATTTAGCTAAGGTAAAACAAATTACACCAGAAGAACAGTTTAATCTTAATGAACACCTGACTAGAATTGATGGATATAAATTAAATGCAATATCAAAAGAAATAACTAACTATAAAAAAACTTATGGTCTTATAGACTTTAACGACATGGTAGAAAGTTTTTTAATAAAAGGAACTTGTCCAGAACTAAAAGTTATTTTTGTAGACGAAGCACAAGACTTATCTTTAATTCAATGGGCTATGTTAAAAAAATTAATTAAAGACAATGACAATCCAGATGTATGGATTGCAGGAGATGATGACCAAGCAATCTTTGGATGGGCTGGTGCAGATGTAAATTCTTTTATTGCATGGCCTGGTCAAGAAATACCTTTAACTAAATCAAGAAGAGTCCCGATTGATATTCAAACTAAAGCTTTAGATGTTATATCTAGGGTTGGAATAAATAGAATACAAAAAGATTATTTACCTAAAGAAGAACGAGGAGAGATAGTTGAAAGATTTAAACTTACAGATCTTATTACAGATATGGAAAAAGGTGACTGGTTAATATTGACTAGGACTAATTCATTATTAAAACCAATACTGCCTATACTTAAAAGACACGGTTTGTTTTTTCAAACAGCACAAGGAAATAGTATTGGTAAATCTTTGTATGAAGACATAGGTTATTGGAATCAAATGAGAGAAGAAAAAGAAATTCCAGACATACAAAGACAAAGAGTAGAAGAAAGAATGTCAGAAGTAGATATTACTTTACCGTGGCAAAAAGCTTTTACTAAAGTGTCTCCAACTCAAATAGATTATATGGAGGCTATGATTAATAATGGTGAAGACTTATCTCAAGAACCTAGAATCAGAGTGTCTACAATACACGGAGCTAAAGGAGGAGAAGCAACTAATGTTGTTTTATTTTTAAATCAAACAACAAACACTATGGCAGGTGCTAAAAAATCTTTAGAAAAACAAGATGAAGAATACAGAGTTTGGTATGTGGGTGTAACTAGATCTGCAAAAAATTTATATTTAATAAAAGCAAACAATAAATCAAAGGAGTTTAAAATATAATGGCGTACTTAAATGCAAACATACCAGTAATAGAATGCTGCGTAAGAGGAAATTACTTAAGAGATCAAAAAGATTCACACGATAAATATTTTGAAGTAGGAGTATTTGGTTTTAGTTCTATACCAAACAGAGTGCCTATGTTTCATTTCTTAATGGAAGATGGTGGACTATGGTGGCGAGCACCCATATCAGCTTTCTGTACAAAGCCTGGAGTAAAAGAATTACCTCTTGATGAATTAGTTATGTGGGACAGTTTTAGTTACAATGTAAGTGTTACAACTTTTTATGAATTAGCTGGAGCTACAATGCAATATACATCAAGGAGAAAAGTAAAAAGAAAAGGTAAATATTTATTCACAATTGATTGGTGTGCAGGAGATTTTAATGAATTAAATTTTGGCTATGCAGAAAAACCAGACCAACATAAATGTGGTCATGTTCTTGAATTAGAAGACGGTAATTTTGCTATACAACCTAACAATAGACTTAAAATGTTTGATGCATCTATGGGTGTTGATCCATCTAAAAATTTAATTAATAGATTAGTAAGTAGCAAAATATATTCTGTAGAAAATTCTGCTAAATGGATTACTGACGAACATGAAAAAGGTAGTTATGACTACAAACTTAAAAATCTAAAGGAGGACAAGTAATGAAACCATTAGTATTTAAAGCACAAACGGAATGGTCTAAGCCAGAAGAATTTCCAGATCTTAGACAAGCAGATGTAATTGCAATTGACTTAGAAACATGTGATCCAGATTTAAAAACAATGGGATCTGGTTCTATTGTTGGTCGTGGTAAAGTTGTAGGCATAGCTGTAGCTACTGATGGCTACTCAGGATACTTTCCATTTGATCACGAAGGTGGTGGTAACCTAGAAAAAAGTAAGGTAATTCAATGGTTTACAGATGTCTGTAAGTCAGATGCAATAAAAGTATTTCACAATGCAATGTATGATGTGTGTTGGATTAGATCGATGGGAATAAAAATTAACGGACAGATTGTTGACACAATGATTGCAGCGTCATTAGTAAATGAAAATAGATTTAGATTTGATCTTAATAGTTTAGGTTGGGATTACTGTGGCCAGGGTAAAAATGAATCTGAATTAAACGAAGCAGCAAAAGAATGGGGAGTAGATCCTAAAGCTGATATGTGGAAACTACCTGCAATGTATGTAGGTAACTATGCTGAACGTGATGCAGAACTAACATTAAATTTATGGAAGGTTATGCAAAAAGAACTAACGGACCAGGACCTAGGATCTATTTTTGAACTCGAGACAGATCTGTTTCCTTGTCTGGTTGATATGAAATTTCTTGGTGTGAGAGTGGACGTTCAAAAAGCTCATACACTGAAGCAACAGCTAGCATCAGAAGAAGAAAAGTTACTCCAAAAAGTAGAATTAGAAACAGGGATAGAACCTCAAATATGGGCAGCACGATCAATTGCCAAAGTTTTTGATAAACTGAAACTAGACTACGAACGAACGGTAAAGACCCAAGCGCCTTCATTTACTAAAAATTTTCTCTCTTCTCATAGTCATCCTTTAGTACAGTGTATAGCAAAAGCTAGAGAAATAAACAAGGCACACACAACATTTATAGATACAATTATTAAACATGAACATAATGGTAGGATTCATGCAGATATAAATCAAATTAGATCAGATACTGGTGGGACAGTAACTGGTAGATTTAGTTATTCTAATCCTAACCTACAACAAATTCCTGCACGCAACAAAGACTTAGGACCATTGATCCGATCCCTCTTTATTCCCGAGTCTGGTTGCGAGTGGGGATGCTTTGACTACAGTCAACAAGAACCAAGACTCGTAGTGCACTATGCATCCCTTGATCAAGACGCCAGCGTATTTAATGTTAAGGATGCTTACGAAGATGGTAATGCAGACTTTCATACAATCGTTGCAGAAATGGCTGAGATACCAAGAGACCAAGCTAAAACAATTAACTTAGGATTGTTCTATGGTATGGGTAAAGCTAAATTACAAGCAGAACTTGGTGTATCAAAAGATAAGGCAGAAGAATTATTTTCTATCTATCACGAGAGAGTACCCTTTGTAAAAAGTTTGACAAGATCTGTATCTAACAGAGCTCAGCAACGTGGACAGATAAGAACTTTACTAGGTAGGCTTTGTCGTTTCCATTTATGGGAACCAAATACTTTTGGTATGCATAAAGCATTACCATTTGATCAAGCTGTCCAGGAACATGGACCAGGCATCAAGCGTGCTTATACTTACAAAGCATTAAATAAATTAATACAAGGTAGTGCAGCTGACATGACAAAAAAATCTATGTTAGAGTTATATAAAGAAGGGATTGTGGCACATATACAGATACATGACGAACTTGATATTTCTGTCAAAGATGATAAACATGCTAAAAAGATTGTAGAAATAATGGAATCTGCAGTTGACTTGGAGATACCTAACAAGGTAGACTACGAGAAGGGTAAAAATTGGGGTGATATACATTAAGGGGGAAAATTAAAATGAACTTAAAAGAGCATATACCACATTTTGTGGCAGAACATAAAAAAGCAATAGCTGTTGCTGTTGTTGTTTTAATTATAGCTATAGTTATATAGTATGAAAAGAGACCGCAATGAACTTAGCCGACCTGTTAAAAAAAAATATTGTAATGGTACCTGTAGTAGCTTCAGTGCTAGTCGGGACATTTACGGGCGTTCGTTATATTGTTAATCTCACAGACACTATCAATACTAATCAGCAAGAAATAGTAGATCTTAAAAGAGATTTAAAAGTTGCCAAAGATAAAATTACAGATCAGAATACAAGACTAACTTCTGCTGAGTCTACTTGGCAGATGGCAGAGAATTTATACAGACAACTCGCAGATCAAGTTAGAGAACACAGCTACGATATAAAAGATTTAAATAGGTAAACATATGGAGATAGTTGGGGAGATATTTACGATTAACCAGGAGGAAACTATGGAAAAAGTAAAACAAGTATGGGCACTAGCTGTAGCT